ATCCAATGTAGAACTGTGTGTATGTATTTCCAAAAAAACAAAAGGTAAACCCTATGTTTTGTGGTTGAGATACGACATCATCACCTAAAAAAACTTGTGTTCCTATGTTGGTTTGAGTAACATATGGAATGTTTGTAACTCCGTAGTTTGTTGTTTGATTTGGATTAGCACTACCTGGTCCACATTGTGAAAGATCTGCTGTTAATGTAGTAGTATTAACACCACAAGGTAATAATTGATCTGGTCCTAATGCAGGACAATATTGACCATATCCAATATGGGCCAATAAAAAAAAGATTATTAAGTTTTTCATAACCCCAATATATAATAGAAAAATGAAAGCCCCAAATTTCTTTGGAGCTTTTTGTATAATTTGTTGTTGTTTCTTAGTAGTTCAAGATACAATAATCTGGTTGTACTTCTAATGCGATGTTTACTATGGTTCCATCATCATCCCAGTTATAATCACCAAAGTTAGCACTTGTAATTAGAGCTCCTTTAATTATCCATTCAGAAACAATATCACCAACTGGGCCAATTACATTAAATGTAATATCTTTTTTATAAAAATCGGAGTAACCATCTCTACCGGTTACGGATTCGTGACCTAAACGTACCCATTCCATTACTGCTTGTGCTCCTGATGGAGTAATAGACTCATATAATGTAAATGCTATAGTACCCCAAATGGTTTTTCCTTTTACATAACGTTGAACATTAATGTGATTAAGGGCAACAGCTGTTTGGCTTAAAGATACAGCACCTACTCCTTTTACAAGAAATGATGGGATTCCATCCATATAAAGGATAAAACGGTTTGTTTGTTTTGGTTCAAACGCAGTGTAAAATATTTCGTTCGGATTTAAAATTGCCATTTGTTTTTTATTTTAATTTTATTATAAATATTAAATTTTTTAGTTTTTATCCAGGAAATTCAGCCCCTGTTGGTAGCAAGATAAAATCTAATGAAATAAATTCAGCAGTGCGAGTTGGTTGAATATAAATCTGTCCTACAAGTTGATTTTGATCAATTACTGCCGGACCATTATTAGTATCATCCATAACAACTTTATAAGCATATAATCCTTGTTTTTGTTGGATTGCTTCTAAGAATGGAGTTACTCTAGCTACAAATGAATTTCTTGTTGATATTGTATTTTGTTCAAATACTATAGTATCAGCAATTTGACGAATGTAATTTTTCATTTCAATCATCAAACGTCTTACGTTTACACGATCAAGAGCGGATTGAGCTTTTTGTAATGTTTTTTGTCCAAATACTACTACACCTTGTTTAGGTAATGTAGCTATTGGATTTATATTATTAGCATACAATGAATCTCTATTTGCTTGTGATAATTTGAATTGAGCTTGTAATACTGTAGATAAACCACCACGATTAATACCTGCAGGTGCAAACCATGGAGCTGCTACTTTATCATTAAAAGCATATACACCTGGGATTACAGTTGAAGCTGGTACATATACTTGTTTTCCTGTTGATGGATCTTGAATACGAACCCAAGGCCAATATGAAGCAGCATATGAAGTATCTCTTGTTTGAGCTTGTGTAATTACATCTCCTAGAGTACTGTTATAATCTACTAAATCAGGTACAAATAAATTATCTCCTCTTGAAATTGTATTTGAAATAATATTAGTTATTTGAGAGGTATGATTATTATTTGTTAATCCTGGGGTGAATAAAACATTGAATTGATATTCTTCTCTATTTCCAAGTAAAGCAATCATATTATTATAGTCATTACCTACTAAACCTTGTGTTTGGGTAGAAATAGCATCATAGAAATTAATTGCAGATGTTGATAAAACGGTTCCCGTAGCACCACTAAATGAACCGCTTCCATTTATTGGAATGGATGATGTATATGCACTTATTGCAATTCCATTAGCATCAAAATAATTTGGTGTATTATAATTAACTGCTTTAACATATACATATCTGGATTTGTTTGAAAAACTTCCTGATAATTGCATTTGGTTATTAAAAGAGTCGTAATTTAATACTTGATCACCAATTACTTTAGAAATATAACGATTTGAATTAGGATCTAGAGTAACACTATTAAAAGCTTCAAGTATTACTTTATTATTTGTAATATCATTTCCTCTTCTAATTAATACATTAAATGTACCTGACCCTGTGTTTGAATTTGTAATTTCAAATCTAACATTATCTAAAGATCCTGAAGCTAAAGCTCCAGAGGCCCCTAATGAACTTGAGCTATTATTAATTATTCCTTCAGAAATAGTTCCTAAAGTAAAGGAAACAGCATTAGTACCACCAGTATAAAAAACGGTAGTACTTCCAGAAATATAATAATATGAATTACCTGTTACTCCTATAGTGTTAGAAGTTACATTCATATTAGGAGTAGAAAATGAAGCACTACTATTAATAGTTGTATTAGTGTAAAAGTTAGGGTTTGAGGGGATTACACCTGAAGATGTAGCATTATTAAATACATCTAAAACAGATGATCCTGAAAGAATTACATTTACTCCATTAAATGAAGCTGTGTATCCTGTTGTAGCAGCATTTGTTAAATTAAGTGTTGCAGTTGCTGAAGTTAGTCCAATCCCTGAAGTAATTGGGCTTGTTGCTTCACTATAAGATCCACTTGCTACTCTAGCTACTAATAATGAAGTGCCACCATAATTAAAATAATTAAATGCCGCAATTGAAGTAAGATATGAATATGAATTACCACCACTTATGAAAGTATCTCCAAACATCATTGTAAAATCAGAATATGAAGTTACTAAGGTTGGTGTTTCATATGGGCCTTTTACTGTTGGACCTATGATAGCTGCTCCCGCTTGTACCGGCTGACCCGTTAAAAACGTATTATCTATCTCACTAATTGCTACTCCTGGTGAAGTTGTAAAATTTGCCATTTTATTTTTTTATTATAAATATTAATTTTTTTTCTAAAATATATCGTTAAGCAGGGAATGTTGCACCTGTTGGAAGTATATTAAAGTCGAGCAATATAAATTCAGCTGTTCTTGTAGGTTTTAAATAAATTTGGCCTATTAATTGGTTTTGATCTATTGCTGAAGGTGGGTTATTTGATTCATCCATTATAACTTTAAAAGCTGTTAAACCTTGTTGTTGTTGAACAGAAGATAAATAAGGATTAATAGCAGATACGAAATTATTTCTAGTAACAGCATCATTTTGTTCAAATACAAAAGTATCTCCTATTTGTGAAATGAAATTTTTTAATTCAATTAATAAACGTCTTACATTTACACGATCTAAAGCACTTCTTTTCTTTTGTAATGTTTTTTGTCCAAATACTACTATTCCAGAACCTGGGAAAGTAGCAATTGGGTTTACATTACTTTGATATAATGTATCTCTATTTCCTTGGGTTAAAATTCTTTCACTTTGAATAACTGTTGTCATAATACCTCTGCTAATCCCCGCAGGAGCAAACCAAGGAAAAGAAACATTATCATTAAAAGCATACACTCCAGGAACCATTGTTGAAGCAGGAACCCATACCTGTTGACCTGAATTTGGGTCAATTGTTTTTAGCCAAGGCCAATAAGTTGCTACGTATGAAGAATCAAAAGTAGCAGCATTAGATGTTACTGGGATTAGATTTGAATTGTATCCTACTATATCAATAATAGCCATTGCATCTCCTCTATTTTGAATCATTGTATTTAACTGTTGGATTACAGGAAAATGGGTTGGGTAGAATGTTGAATCTCCTATTAATCCAGGAGCAGTAATAAAATTATAATTATATGCATCTTTATTTGCTAATAAAGAAATAGATTCTATATAATCATTAGCATTTAAACCTTGAATATTTAAATCTATAATGTTTTCATAGTATGCACCTGCAGCAAATGTAGGGATATTACTTCCTTTTCCATCTCCAAATACCCCATCCCCCGCTAATGGGAGGGAACTGGTAAATTGATTTTTTGGTGCCCCATTATTATCAAAATAATTGGGTGTTGTTTGGTTTACTTGTTTAACACGAACGTATGATGATTTATTAGTATAACTTCCTGTTAATTGAGTATAATATTCACCATTATCAACTGCTATATTTTCTATTTGATTTCCAATAACATTTTCAATATAGTTTGATGCGAATGGATCTAATGATAATGGGCCCCATGTTTCTAAAATAGAAGGTGATAACGTTGTGTCATTTCCTTGTCTGATTAACAAGGTAAATGTTCCTGAATTAGTATCAGGAGAAACTATTTGCCATCTAAAATTATTTGCTGATCCACTTAATAAAGTTCCATTTGACCCAGTAGGGCCAACACTATTCATTATTTCTCCTTCAGATAAAGTCTCTAAAATAAACAATTCAGTATTAGTACCACCAGAAAAATATACTGTAGTACTTCCAGAAATATAATAATATGAATTACCTGCTAATCCATTAGGATTAGTTGATGTTAATACTAAATTAGGGGAATTTATACTTGAACTTATAAATTGTAAAGATGAATTATAAGGTGATATAGAACTACTAACTGTTAATACTGCGGAAGAAGTAACAACATAACTCGCAACCGTTGAAGAAGCAAATGAACCTGTATTTATGTAAATTATATTAGAAGTATTAGTAACTGTTGAACCAGTAAAATATAAAGTAATACCATTTATATTTAATGAACTTGAGCCTACTGATGCTACACTAGCAGAAATATAAGTTAAATTAATAGAAACCGATGCTGATGTTGCAGCATTGGAAGTAGGAATAAGAGAAGATGTAGCTGGGGTCCAAGCTGTAATTGTACTTCCACTTACAACACGAGTTACTAATAATGAAGTTCCTCCATTATTAAAATAGTTATATGCTGAAATAGAGGTTAAATAGGAATATGTTTGACTTCCACTTAAAAAAGTAGAGCCATATTTGTTTTGGTATTGACTATAAGTTGTACATAATGTAGGGATACCTACTTTACCTTTAACAGTTGGACCTATAATAGCGGCACCCGCTTGTACAGGGGCTTGAGTTATAAATGATTGGTCATTTTCTATAGCTAATACACCAGGTGATACAATTGTTTCTGCCATTGCAATGAATTATTTTATTATAAATATGGCGTATTTTAAACTAAATTAATCTAATTTAGTAATCTCGCCTGTTTCTGGGTTAACACTAGATTTACCATATGTCTCAAATATTTTTTGGTTGAATTCTTCTTCTTTTATTGAAAGATTGTTTAAAAATGCTTTGGCATCTTCATGGCGATTTTCAATTTGAATTTTAATTAATTCAATTTCACCTAATTCTAATATTAAATATTGAGTTTTTTGTTGGATTTCTTTTAACGTACTTTTTTCTTCTTCTGTTAAAAACTTTTTTTCTGAAACTATTGACATAAATTTATTTTTATTATAAATATGTTATGTTCCTTGCAAAACATATGGTTTTTTGTAATTTTTACTGTTTTTACATTTACTAGATTTAGACTTGGCATGAACACCGGGTCTTCTTTTTTTAGGTTTTCTGTTAAATGAAATTGTTGATTGTGTTTTTGCTTTTGTTGCCATTATATGTTATTTATATTATTAACTGTTTCAATACCAATAATAACCTGAGCTTTACTATTGTATTTTTTAATAGATGTAAGTTCTTTTTGAATTGTATTTGGGATTATATATCCAAATAATTTAATAGTAAATGTCCCCTTTATAACTCTATTTGTACTATCTGTAATCTCTACTGTGGTAGAGTATGAATCAATAGATGCTTTAAATTTAAATCTTTCTGGGTCACCCCAATATGAATCAGAAGCATAGTTTATAGCTTCTATAATTTTGTTCATTTGTTCAACATAATATGTTTGAATAGCACAAGTATATGTTAAAGTTACATAATCTGGAACTACATTAACTACGAATTGTTCTACGGGTTTATGGTTTGTTAACACATTAAAATTAGAATATGCATTTTTTCCATTATATGTTTTCATCAAAGATGAATATAAATGTGGGGAATTAGCATCTAATTTATTTGTTAAAGAACGATTTTTATCAATTGTATCCCTTTTAAACATAATTAAGGGAGCCATAATAGCACCATTTTTATCTTTATAGTAACCATCTTTTTGAACTGATTTCCAACGTTCAGGGGCACCATATATAATAGGAACTGGGATTCGTACACCATTTTGATAAACAGAGGGACGAATAACATTTTGGAAATAATACATTATAGATTCATCAATGTCTTGTAATCCTACAGTAAATTGTTTTGTTGTATCATCTTTAAATGACATCTGTTCAGAACGATTAAAATCAATTCCACTTTGTTTTTTATCTGTAAATTGATTAAATTCTGAAGGGATATTTGGATTACCATAAGAACCACTTATTTCTGGAAAAACATAAGGATCCACCTGATCATTAGAGATCTGTAATTGGGATTTTGGATTTGGTTTTCTAGTTGATGGCATATCTATATTCTTTCTTTAGTTATCCCTACACGATCTGAAGGAACATAATGACATGTACACGTAATAGATATATCAGTACCAAAATTTTCTAATCCAGGATTTAGTGGGTTTATATTGTAAGGATAATCTGGGTCTTTGCCTACAAATAGTTGATTATCTGCTACATTATTTATTTCCCAATATCCTTCATACCACATTATTATATCTCCAATTTTAGGTAAAATATTAGCATCTATTAAATCATCTCTAAAAAACTTAAATGTAATTGGTAAATCATAATCTACACCCATGTCTCCAGTTGGGGATGATATATCTCCTAAAGCAAGTAACATATTTAAAATAACAGGTTCTTCATAGTACTTAGCACCCGCAGCTTCACCATATATATTTATTTTAGTTTCTGTTGCTTTTAATTGGTAAAATATACATTCTTGAGAAATAATATCATGTAATAACTCGCGGTTAAGGTGTCTTATTAATGATACGTCA